AAAACGGCTAAAAAGGTGCTTAAACGGCTTATTTGGGTGCAAAAGGAAGGCGATCCCCCTTTCACCCCCTTAATTAAAGATAAAAAATTGACTATCAACAAACCCCGGTAATTAATAACACAAAAAAACCGCCTATAAAAGCGGTTTAATTTTAATATAAAAGGTTTAAAGATTAATTTATGAGAAGCAAAAGTACGTTCCCCTTTTTGTATCTATAAGCTTATCACATTGCTTCAAAGCTTCGAGGGTTTCATTATCACAATAGTATTGTTCCGAGTTGCTTAGATATGTGATATTGTAAAATTCCCAGCTTTTGAGAACTGTGAAAGGGGTGCAATTTCCCTCTAAGATTTCAATTTCTTGCTTATAGAAACCGCCTTTGCCTAGTAATTGATTTATTATTTGCTGAGTGTCCATAGTTATAAGGTTTTTTAAAGTTGATTTAATACTGTTCGCAATACGGGTCAATTGACTCTAAAATATCATCCAATTGCTTTTTTAGTCCGTCCAATGTGTCGACTGGTTTTTGTCCGTGTGCCGTAATTAAGCTTTTTAGTTCGTCCATATTTTTTTAGTTTATATAGTTATTACAAAGTTAGTTTTATCCTTTTTTGCATCACCTTTTGCGATAAGTCCTAAAATAACATCTTTATGCTTTACCATCTCCAGGTCGCTTTTATCACCGTCGATAACTTTTTTGCCCATCCACGTTTTGGGCAGCTTATTAAATACTACGGCGGTATTTATGCCCTCGTTAAAAGCTATTTTAGTTTCTATTGGGTTGCTCTCTTTACGGCTAAATGTAACTGTATAAAGCGGATGGTTTTTATATCTTATCGCACGTTGAATATTTGGTGTATAGTCATAGTATATTGCAACATCCTTTGTATCTAAAATATCAAAATTTGCATGCTTTTTAAGTAGGTAGACAAAATCTAAATCGGACGTGCCGTTTAGCCTAAACGCAATTTTTTCACCTTTGCGTCTTGCGGTTTTTACTTTTGTATTTATTTCTTTTGCTAGGTGATTGAGAAACTCTTTTTTATACTCTACAAAATAATTGGCTTTTTCTGTACGTGAGTTTTGTACATTGGTAAATTTACCGCGCCCCGCCGAAAATAAGCAAGCCTTAATACATCCAATTGATGCATGAGAACAAAGAGTTATCCCTTTGCTGTTTTGATTGTGTGGGGCTAAGTAAAGTATAAAAGTTTTTATATCGTTTTTAGCGGTTTTGGTATTAGTAGTTCCGTTGCTTAATAGTTTTTTTGATTGATATTTTTGTAGTTCCATAGTGGTAAAATTTAGATAGTTTTGATTAGGATAAAAGCAGTTAATAAAATAAAGAACAAAGCAAGGTAAACACCCTCTTTTGTTTTGGGTTCGGGTTGCAGTTCTTTTGTGTTAAAAACGTGTACACGTCCGTTTTTGTCGATTTTACAAGTTAAACCCGTCTTGAGTTCGATTGTTTGCGGTTTTTGTTTTTGTTTCATTTTGTTTGTTTTGTTTTTAGTTAGTAATATTTTTACAAAGATAGTGTTTTATTTCAATGTACCAAATTTTTTTTTTGGCAATACCTTGAAACCCACCGCCATACAAACCGCCCCACCCCCTATCAAAACAACCCTACCCCCTATTGAATTGTTTACCCCCTATTGAATTGCTACCCCGTATTGAATTGTTTACCCCCTTTTGGATTGTCAGAATATTTTTTCCTGGAGAACCGATCAGCCTGGAGAACCGATCAGCCTGGAGACATTTACCAACAAAAAAAGGAGCAACAAATTAATGTTACCCCCTATTGAATTGCGTACCCCCTATTGAATTGCTATACTAAAAACCATCTTTCGCAAATTTAGGCACTCTTGAGCCGTTACAACGTGCATCGGGAAATTGTGATGGCTTTCTATACTTGCGTTCATTATACTTCCTCTCTGCCTCTATTTCGCCCCTTGTTCGCTCTATTGGGAATCCGGTTATTGCATTGGTATGGTAGTTCCAAAAATCTCTTGGGAAATTACCTCTTTGTGTTTGTTCGGGTGTTAGTGTTTTTAGGTCTGCCCATTTTTTATTGTATGACATCTTATGTTAGTTTTTTTAGTTCGATTAATTGCTTTAATAATTGTAACCTGGAATCTATGAGTTTGGACTCGTAGTATTCTACTTTTGCCCTTGATTCTTTTATAAGTTGATTGAGTTCTGTTACTCTGACTTCTCCTTCCATATTAGTTTATCTCGGGTAGTCCCCAATCGTTTATAGTTATTTCTAAATCTAAAGGCACTCCGCAGTCTTCTGCTTCGCATATAAAATTATCTTTGGGATTGTTATGCCCACACATATTACATTTGTTTTTAGCCATCTTATTTGTATTTACTGTGGTTAATTAGTCTGCCACTTGACAAAATGTGTCCGGCTTCTTCTCTACTGATCTGATGATGCTCTGCGAAAACATCAATAGTCAAATAGTTATTAAAGTATTCAATATACATTAGTTCTTGTTGTTCGTCTGTGTATTCCATTATTTTATGTTTTTTAGATCAAGATTAATAGTTTCTGCGATGTCATCAAAGTCTACCAACTCCATCATCATCTTTGCATATTCTTCTACCCTATGGCTTCCGTTTTTAATTTCATAGCCTAAAAATAAATTCTGTAATGCAATCTTTCTAACGTCTTCAGCACTTACCTTATCATCGAAATCAATCATACTCAAAGTGTCATCAAACACCTTGAAAGTAAAATAATTTGCCCATCCTCTAAATCTTTCTGTTGTAATGTTTTCCATCTTAATTAGTTTTTTGTAAATCAATTAGTCTTTGTGTTTCTTTTCCTTGTTGTATTGATAGCTCAACGATCTCGTCAAACAGTTCACTATTCATTAAATCTTTGCTACTGTTCATTAACTTTAGTACTTCGTTAAATGCTTGGTGCTTTTCAAGTGATGCTTCTACTGTCATAATATTTGTTTTTAGTTATTTTCTTTGTAATCGTTTTCATATGCAAATTCGTGGATCTCTTCCTTTACTTTCTCAGTAATATATTCGCCGTGTAGTACTGACTCTAAGCAATGACGTGCCTCTTCAGAACTTACATCGTAGTCATCAGTTACATCTACAATACTCCACCAGGAAACGTGGTATCCTACACTTTGTAATAAGTCTTTGGCTTTTTGTACTTGTTCTGCTTTTGTCATATCGTTTGTTTATAGTTGTTCTAATTTTTTAGCTAATTCCCTTACTGCATCTAAAGCATCTGTTACTTCAGGAGTCGGAATGTAATCATTCATAATGTCATTGTAAATCTCATCTAATAATTCTAATTTGGTTCTCATATAGTTTGTTTTATTTGTTAAAATAATTAGTAACTCTTTTGCTGATTTTAAAGTACCCGCCTTCCTTGTGTTCCAATGCAGTATTGTTTTCCGACAAGAAAAAACCCTTACTAATTAAGTCAAGTGCCTTATGAATGTCATAAGTAATATCTTGCTTATAAATGTTTTGCATTGTACCTTTTTTTGTTCTTGGATTTTTCATATAGTTTGTGTTTTTACGTTAAAATAATTATCTTAGTTCTTAAGGTTTTTACTGCACGTAGTTTGTCGGTAACATCGAACTCGTCTCTAATGTCCAGGAGGTGTTCTTCCATATGGTCTAAAGATACTAATAATACGTTTTTTTCTAATTCAGATAATTTCATAATGTTTGTTTTATTTGTTAAACTTGGTGCAATATACATCTTTTTTTTTAATTGGCAAATTCTATCTTATTTTTATTACAAGTTAATTCGATAACTGTGTCTACATTCACAGTTCGGTAACCTTTATTAGCTACGTCGAAAACAATGATGTAGTTAAAAGTCTTCGGGTCATATCCAAGCGAACCACCTTTAAGATGCTTTTTTACACCCAATCTTCCATTGAGTTCTCTTAACATTCCGTTCTTCTTGATAAACTTAATAGTAAAGAATTTTCCGGTACTAATTGCTTTAATGATTTGTTCTCTTTTGTTCTGCATAATATTTGTTTTTAATTGTTATCTAAAGCAAATCTACAAATACTTTTTCATTTTACCAAAACTTTTTTACTTTTTTACTTGACAAGACCTACAAAAGTCTTTTTGTTTGTGATGTGGCACGATGACACCTCCTGGAATCCAGGACTGACAAAGAGCCAAAATCAAAAAACCCCAACGAGAAATCGGAGGGGTATTGAATTGAAAGGGGGGGTATTGAATTGAAAGGGTATTGAATTGTCAAACTACCCTATTGAATTGTCAAACTAATTGACGATGTACATTCCTTTAGGAACTGATCTCATCAACAGATACTCACAAGCATAACGCAGAGCATCTATTCCGTGATTCCAATCATCACGAGGCACAGAGCCTCTCATCTTCCAGGAGTAGTTATTGAACTCTTTTATCAGGTCTATTGAATTGCTATCTATAACAATGTGATAGTCTTGCATCATCGCAATACCTGTCAAGATACTACCTTTCTTTTTGATTGTAGGGGTAACGTTAAGTCCTTTCATCTTAAATTCTGACAATAGTCTTGGCTCTGAGTTATCACACACAATAAGGTTCTTACCTGCGTACCTCCTATTAGATTCATAGAGCTGAGATGTAGCCATTCCTGGTTTATAGAAGTGGAGCTTTGCCCACACTTTCTTTAGTTTCTTATCTACTGCAACCTCTACTAATACAGATGGGTCTACACTAAATCCAAAGTCTTGCCCAAAAATAGTATCCATATCTTTAGGGAAATCTCCTATCGACCAATCGGTAAAAACAACACCTTCTGCTCTATCTAACCAACCCCCCATTATCTGATGGCGAAACTTCTCAGGTCTGTTCTTCTGCATATCCTTTAAACCTAATACAAATGATTCTGATAGGTTCTCTACGTTGTCAAGGTATGTTGTATGGATGTAGTTCACGTTCTCCTTATCTCCGTTATGCCCATCAGGCACACCTCTATTCTGAAAGAACCTTTGGTATATCCAATGCTCTTTTGTAGTAGGGTTTAAGATTACGATACATCTATTCTTTACACCTTTTGCTCTAACTGAAAAGTCAATCTTATCGAATACTTCTTCGTCTGTAAGTTCTTCTGCCTCATCAACAACAAATGTTGTAACGGCATTAATAGACTTTAGCTTTGCCGTTTGGTCGCCACTTGATGTCTTGACCCCACTAAAGATAATTGAACTGCCTGTGAGCTTGTTTGTAATCTCTGCCTTAGTAACCTCGAAGTGTTCTGCAACCCCCATTAAATCTATCTTCTCCAAGAACTCAGGAATAATAGACATCGAGGCTGAGGTCATAGTGTAACGAGTAAAGAGAATCTTATGCCCTTTCTCATAGGTTAGGTGGAGTAGGAATACGTTTATCCCAAACGACTTACCTGAACCACGACCTCCAGTTACAACGTGGTATCTTGCATCGCTATTGTATAATGACTTGTATTTCTTATTCAGTTGTACTTGGCTCATCTTCGTCTTCTATTGGTGTTACGTCTATTGTCTTCTCCTCAAGGAAGTTCACAATAGGAATGTTTATATCGGTCTTTACTTTAAGCTCCTTCTGTTCTTTAGGTTTACCATACGTAAACTCTAATAGCATCTTCATATGAGGGAAGCTCTCCTTAGCTTGTTTAGCTACCTCAAGCCACATCTTCTCCTCGCTACCATAGGCTTTTTTTATAGCACTAACTGCAAAGTTCCGTAGCTTCTTCTCAGTTATCTTAGGAGGTCTACCTGCTCTACCTTTAGTTGAATGACCACCATTGTTCTTGCGACCATCAACCTTCTTTATTGGTTTGTTCTCGTCTTTATTCTCCATCATCAATAATCTTTGACGTTGTTAATATCAACTGCACGAACCCAACATATAATACGTAATCAACAACGTAATGCCTTTCGCTGTCTTCTTCTTTTCTTCCAATATACTCGTAGGTTCTTAGTCCTAATAGTATTCCGTTAAACACTCCTAAACTTAAATACCAATCTTTTCCTTGCATAATTATTCTTCGTTTTCTAATGAGATTAAAATAAACTTTACTGTTACCACTACACCAAACACCACAATTAATACTGCTGCTAAAATATCACAATTCATAACTTACGTTTTAATGTTACTACAAACTTTCTTAAATCGGCAACTGGTATCTTATGCCTTGCTCTAAATCCTTCTACAAAGTTTGCGTACGAACAACTCTTCTCTGAGTACGTATCTTCCTCTGTTAATTTTATTCCTGTTATTGCACAATATTCTCTTTTCTTCATAGTTCTATGTTTTTCATTGTTCCTGTTGTTAATAGTCTGTATTTTCTTTTCAAGGATTCAATATACAAAGTTGCATCCATCAATTCTTCTTGGAGGTGTTGTAGCCAATCTAACGTAGTTAAATCTTCTCTCTCCATAGTATTACCATATTTTTCTATTCCTACCTTAGAACGCTTCTTATAAGCCTCTATAACTGCCTGCACTATCTTGTCTTCCATATTACTTTCTGTTTTTATAAAAGTGGTTATACAATTCCCAAATCTTCTCTTGGGTTTTCTTTGCGTTGTATCTCTTGTCGCTTCTTGTTATATCTCCGTTGTAATCTATTTCTATCTCGAATACAGTCTTGGTAACTACAATAGGATATATCTTTATGTCGTTAGCTATACAGTATTGTTGTGCCTTATGATTGTAATCTATCATATAAAATCCTCATTAAGCTGGTCTATCCAATCTTCACGTTCTTGAACAATCTCTTGCCATATATCTTCTTCAAGCTGTATAAACCCTTCCATTACATTCATATCTTATTTTTTAAAAATGTTATTGCTAATGCTATGTATATTACTACTGTTGATTATAGCCTTACCAAGACCTAAGGCAAGTCCAATCGGGTTGAAGCCAATCCATAATGTCAAAATGACAAGATGCAAGTATTATTTTTTTATTGGTTCTTCTTATATACTTTTGCAATGCGTTACTCATTGCTTTTGCTACATCTCTATCTACAACAGACGTAAACTCGTCAATCAAAATGACATCCCCCTCTGATGCTTTACCAACTTTATAGGCTAAAGACGCTCTGTATTGCTCTCCATTACTTAAAAGAGAATATGGTCTCAACCAAGTAGGCACAGAAGTCAATCCCATAGCAGACAACAAGAAAGTTGCTTCTTTTGGTTCTAACCAATCAAAATTAGATATTAAGGGTTTTTCTTCATCGAACTCGTAAGTAGTTAAATTTCCAAATTCTTTCAATAAAGTTGTTTTTCCCGTACCACTACCTCCGTAAATTACTCCGATATTCCAATCAAATGTTTTGCATTCGCTAAAGTTGATAGGTATTTTTACAGTTGTTTCTTCTTTGTTTTGTATGTCAAACGCTTCATATACGTATTCAGTATATTTGTCATTTATTATTTTGTTTTTTCTTTCTATGTATTTCATAATTTGTTTTGTTTTTGTTCTTCGATTTCGTCAAAGATAGTTATCTGTTTGTCCTTTGGCTTGTTCATAAGCCTTTCAAGTACCTCGTCTAAGAACTCAATCATTGTCCTATGAGATTAAATCTATACCCATCTATCACTTGCTCCAATTCCTTTATCTTTACCTTGAGTAATCTGTTCTCTTGCTCAAGCGTTGGACTATCATCCATTTGCCTTTT